ACCCGGAGTAAAAACTAGTTTTTTTAGTGCCATTTTATCCTCGCATTAATAAAGCGTGTTCTGCTAATCTACGACGTTGCAGCCCTTGTAACACTTTACCCCCTGCTCTACAATATTTTAATAACGTCTCCCCAGCAGTCTCCTTATCACCACGTAAAAATGCAGAGCGAACTGTCGATCTTTGAAATGTCCCCAAACCAAGATTAAAGCTAAAGCTGACAAGAGCATCAAACTCAGACTGTTTTGGTTGCACAGTACCCAGCAAACGAAGTACTCCAGCTTCAAAGCGTAATAAATCTTTTCTAAGTAAATCATCTATTTCCTCATTAGTCCATATTCTATCATCTTCTGGCTTTAACTTATAGGTATCTCTATCAGCCAGTTTCATACGAAGTTGAGCATCATATATAACATGACCTACTCCGATTGTCCACACACGAGCACTGCACTTATAAGGTCGATTACGAACTCCCTCAAAATACTTAATTAAGTGTATACCGTTATGAGAAATTTTCATTATTTATTCTTTTTATCCCAATGTCTAGATCCGAACCAGAAACCAATAATTGATGCTACGATAGCCATTTCTTCATCACTGAATACTAACTCCATCGCTGTTGCGAAATCAACGCCTGATTTTATAGCCCATACCATACCAGCAATATCAGTAAAGAGAAGTAAAAACACAAAACAATAGGTAACAACAGGACGAACTGAAGCACTGAGACTACGAATAAACGGACTCGCGGTCTCTTGAAGTTTGGCATCGTGTTGATAAAGTGCAACTCGTTCTTGAGCATAGGTTTCCATTTCAACTTGGTCTGTTCTAAACTCTTCAATACGTTCTTGTGACGCATAGCCTTTCTCGGCAAGAGCGAGAGTTCGTTCCATATCCAACTGAGCCATTTCACGTTCATGCTTTTGGTCTCCTTTTTGTTTAAAAAAATCTAATACACTAGGGAGCCCTGATGTGGCAAAACCTAAAATACCTGATAATATACTTAACATTGCTGCTCCTTAATTAATATCTAATCTATTTGTTGTAGCTTTTTGTAATGCTTTCATCTTGTCATTAACGCCTGATATAGCTGCATTAACTTCACTACGAATACTTGATAATGATGCCTCAACTTCACGAGCTGTGCCTTTACTAACCGCAGTTGATTCACGGGCTAGAGCTATAGCATCACTTGCTTTTTCTTGTAAACGAATATTAGCTTGCATAATTTCCATATACCGTTCTTGTTGGTTTTGAAGTTTGAGTTCTAAAGCTTCTATTCTTGATGCATCAAATTCCTCAATCACCGAAAGCATCTGATTGTAGAGGGTTATCGTAAAGTAAGCTCCTCCACCTATAATCGGCAATGCTGCCAAGACCAGCGTTAACATCGTCCGGGAAGATAAAGTCAAGGAGAATGTTTTGTTGTTGTCCATATTCTTGTTCCTGTATCATAGTTAAAACATCGTTTAACTGTATTTCTTGCAGCTGTATGCCGTTGTTTAAAATATCCAGTGACATGGTTATCCCAAATCCTGGCACTAAATCTTTGCCTGCAGGAACCTTAACTTCCTGTTTAGATTCTGATTTCTTTTCTTCTTTCTGCTCTTCTTTTGGCTTTGAGCCTTGCTGCGATTCTGTCGCGCTTGAGCTGTTCGTAGTAGCTTCTTTTTTTGTTTCTTGTTTCGGCTGGGTTTCTCCAGACTCCACCTTCGGGGGCGGCATAAGCTCCGGCATAGTCGTCGTCAAAATCTGCACACTTTCCGGTGCAGTCACATTGTCTGTGGGTGTGGATAAAGCACTGGTGGGTTGACTGACTTCTTTCGACTGGTCTGTTGAAGGCGTAATTCCAATAGGCGAGACTGGGCTGATTGGGCTTGTTATATTCATTGGGTTTGTCAACGTTTGTACGCAAGTGTTGTTTGAGTCTACCCAGTCTGTCCACTGTCCTTGACCATAAGGGTCTGAGCATTGATAACTTCTTACCTGTGTTATTAGTCCTTCGTAACCAGATTGGCATGTTAGTTCCCTACTTTCTGACGTTTCGATACAAGTAGCTGGTGCAGGGCTACAATTTTCGGATGTAGTAACCCAAGGCCCGTATGTATCAGCTTCACAATAATAATCACGGCTTTGATTAACCACGCCAATAGTGTTAGGCTCAGTACATGCAATTGTTTGATACTCCACTGTATTATTACACGCGGGTTGTGCTTGATAGCCTGTACAGTACGGATCATTGATCCAGTAACTTGTTGGTATACAGAGATAGGTTTCAATGAACGTATCCAGTTCAATGCCGTCACAATATAGTGTACCAGTAACGATTTGATTGTTTTCAATATTTGCATAACACGACCAAGCATATACATTACTCCTAGTTAGTATCAGGATTATAAGGCTGAGTAGTAACCTCTTCATCGACCTTCACCTGCTTCTTTGTTTTTAATTCATAGTTTGACCCATAAAGCTTTTTAAATCTAGCTTTATCAAGTTGCCACCAGCCTTCTCTTGCAGCATCACCCACTGATCCCATAACAGGGCAAGGACTGCCTGACATTTCCATAGCATCCCAGACATCTGGGTTTTTACAGAGCAACGACACTGCTGCTACTTTGAGGCCCATGTCATGGAGTGCCTTCGCATTCTTTAGTCTCACACAGTTATCGTCTGTCATAACAGTCCCCCCTGAAATCGCGAAGACACCTGTGTTAGCTCCACCTGAAACAGGAACAGCACATACATCTTGGGAAAATGCAGACATGGACGGTGCCATGGCTGAGGGAACGGGTTGACCTTTATATTCAATTACTGTTTTAGAATCAGCAAAAGCATAGTTTGCTAACACCAAAAAGAAAGAAGCGCCTATAGCAACGCTAAGATACCAAATAAAATCTTTCAACTAATTGCCCCAAAAGTATTGACTTATAGGCAATATTATACATTATTTTTTAAAATTCTACCCAGCCTGTAATGATATATTTAGTACCACCAATTGGAGGGTTTCCTCTGTGGGTATGGGTGTATGCAGTTGGAAATATTATGCAATCACCTTTTTTAGGTTTATATCTATAATGTTGATAAAGAAACTCTGTTTCTCCTGCTTCAAACTCATCATTAAGATATACAGTCCATGTAAGTAAACGATTAGACAGTTCTTTACTTGTAACTTCTGCATGCCAAATATGATAACCTTGACCTGGTTCAGTTTTTTGTATCTTCATTGTGTAAGACTTATGCTCAGCAAATGTGTTTAATATATCAAATTGATCTGCATACTGTTTATAACAATCTCCCCAAAATACACGATTAAATTCATTAATTAATTCTTTGCTTGTGTGGTGCAATGGAAAATGTGGTAAATATGTAGCTGTATCTTGTTTTTCAGTCTTTGATGCTCCATCATGTTCTTGACGATTTAATATCATACCGCCTTCTTCTGCTACTTTAAACCATTCTATAGCTTGTTTGCAAAACTTATCACTAAACGCTTTTTCGTATACTTGTATAAATTGCATAATTTTTCTCTTTCTTTATTTAAAATAGGGTCCGACTAACCATGTTACACAACTGTATCTTACACCTTTTGTCACAGGCTCAACACCGTGTACCATGTAACTAGGGAATACTAACACAGTTCCTTTTTTCTGCGGTGGGTAGTATAAGTTACCTGCTGCATTTAAAAAGAACTTACCCCCTTCGAAGTCATCATTCAAAAATGCTAATGCAGTTAGCTTTCTTGTTTCATTACTGTGTGCATGAAATGTATCTACATGAGGGTTGTAGTGCCCATCAGGTTTGTAGATTAAAAATTCTGTTTGATTAGCATGAGTAATTGTATATTGCCACCAGTAATGGTTAGCATTTAACCCTGTTGCTGTAAGTGTTGCACCTATGCCTACATTCTGTGGAAGCAAGACACGTTCTGTGTCACGAATACTTTTATCTATAGCTCCTGTCCCACTACCAATAACTGGAGGTTCTTTTTTAATGGCGTCTTGTGTATAAGTTTTAATTAAGTTTTCACAAAAAGAATCTGTCACATGGTTTTCAAATACAGCACAGTCTGTTAAGTTCCTTGTATGTTGAACTTGTCCTTGTTCATTTGTTGTTTTAGATAAACCTAGTTGAGGTCTACCATCGTACTTTTGATCTGCGTGTGGTCCGTCTGCATCTACATAATGTAAAAAGACTTGAGCTTGCCATTCACCTTCAAACTTTTCACGCCAATGTAGTTTTTCTTGGCCCCGATACAAAACCGCATCGCCAACATTCATCCATACTACAGAAATATTTTTAGCTTTAACACCCTTGTAATCACCATTACCTTCTGAGTTATAAGGTTCTGCTTCACTATCTTTGTCTGTTGGGTCAGCCATAAATATAGCCCATTGTTTACCAGACCATCCGAGTGTTATTGTAGCTGAGATTTCGCAAGCAGGTCTATCAGAATGAATCTTAAGTTCTTCACCTGGTTCATAAAGTCTTGCATAAGAGTAGGTTGGGTAAAGACGTTTACCACAATGTTTTTCAAAGTGAGGAAGAAGGTCTTCTAAGAGTTTATCGAAAGTAACGGAGCCATGAATAGCATGAGACTTAGGACATTGAGGGTCTTTTGTTGTTTTACCCTGTGCCACTAAGTCTCTTAATATGCCTGTTAATTCTCGGCAGTTATCATCATCTAAAAAGTCTTTTAAATGTACATAGCCATTTTGTTTAAATAGCTTTACCGTGTCTTGCATAGAAACCTTTCTATAAATTAAGTTTCTATTGTATATTTAGTTTTAAAAACTTGCAACTTTTTAATATTCTACAACTACTATACCAGATCCACCAGCACCGCCAGAGTTAGCTGTTGTTGTATTGCGTTGCACAGCACCACTACCTCCACCACCAAGAACACCAGGTTGTCCTACAATGCTAGTTGCTGGAGAGCTTACAGACGCTCCACCTCCACCAAAATATGAATTACCGCCTTGCATTCCTTCACCAGGACCACCATCTGCATGACCTCCTCCTCCACCTCTCATGTTAATTTGACCTCCAGAACCTATACCGCCAGTTGCTGTAATTCTTGTTGTATCAGGGAAATTTCCACCTGTTCCTCCTGAAGCACTACAATATGCTCCAAAAGATGAAGTGCCGCCTGTGCCTCCATTGCCACCAGCAGGTCCAGGATTACCGCCAGGTCCAACAGTAACAGGAACATTAGTACCAGATGGAAATGGTATTACTTCAATAGCTGTTCCACCTCCAGCCCCTGGTTGACCAGCTCCTACAGCACCATTTCTAGTGCCACCACCACCACCTCCACCAGCAACTACAGTGACTTTAACTTTTTCTACTGTTCCTGGATTGGTCCATGTGCCTGGAGAGGTGAATACATCCATATTAGAGAAACCGCCAGCCGCGGCTGTAATCCATGACATAGTGCCGTCGCCGTCAGACTGTAGATACTGTCCAGCGCTACCATCAGCACCGGCTACTTTAGGAGCAGTCACAGCACTCGTAGCTATAGCAGGTGCAGTAATTACACCTGGACCAAAGTCTGCGGAATCTATAGTACCCGGTTGAACCTTATCAATACCGGTATCGCCATTAATATTAACTGCCATGTCTTACTCCTATTTGTTCTATTATAACGGTT